TTACATGGCTATGCCGGTAACCTGCCGTTCAAAAAAATATTCGGAAATTGTTCTGAAAAAATTTGCGGATGAACTGGAAGAGAATGATAAGAACGGAAAATATGCTTTTGGTGCGCCGGACGGCGCAAAACACGAACCGCCGCCCGGATCACCCTCGACCGCACTCTCGACGAGCTCCAGCGTCACCCTGCTGCGCTCGCCGGTGTAATTAAGAACCAGCACGAGTTTGCCGTCGTCGTAGAGGTAGGCTGCATTTAGAAACGTGTCCACCAAGAACACCCGGTAGGCCTGATCATCTACGTCGCCGCCTCTGAACTTCTCCAAAAAGTAGACGACCTGATCCCGCTCCAGCGTGGGCTCCGCTATGAGCTGCTGAGCGATCCCCTTCTCCAGCCGGGCCCGCTCGGCCTCCAGCTCCACGAGCCGGGACTTCGTGGACGGGGTAATGATCCCGGCCTCTATGGCTGCGAGCATGTTCTGGATCGCCTTCGCGTTTTCCTTCTGGCGCTGCTCCAGAGCCATGAGGGCGCTCTGATCCTTCTCCCGTTCCTGATACTCCATGCACCGATCCGCGACCTCGTTTATGAAGTCGTCGGAGTTTATGAGCTTCACGAGCTCGTCAACCACCAGCGCCTCGATCCATTCCTTCGGGGCGCGTTCTTTTTTGCATTTATGGGCCCGCCTGCCGTTACATGTGTAATAGTTATACACCCGGCCACTCCGGCCGGTGCCGCCGTCGCCCGTCATAGGCTCGCCGCAGTGACCGCAGAACAGCTTCGAGGTGAGCAAGAAGAACGTGTCGCGCTTCGCTGCTGGTGCCCGGTGGTGCCGCTCTACGAGCTGCTGGCACTGATCGAACAGCTCGCGGGTGACAATGGCGGGGATCCCGTCCTCCACCCGTATATCCCGGAACTCATACACGCCGACGTACTTCTCGTTCGTGAGGATCCGGCGCAGGCTATTTTTATTAAACAACCCGCCGCGCGAAGTGCGGTACCCCTCGGCGTTCAGGCGGGTGTATATATCCTTCGCCTTTTCGCCTGCTGCGTATTCCTCGAAGATCCGGCGAACGATCGGAGCCGTGGCCGGATCTATCTCGAAGCGGCCGTCCGGCCCCTTCCTCAGCCCTATGACCGTCTGGCCCAGCGTTTTGAGCTCCAGCGCCGAGTCATAGTATCCGCGCTTCACGTTCTGGCTCAAATTCTCGGAGTAGTATTCGGCGTAGCCTTCCATGACCGACTCCAGAATAATGCCCTCCGGGCCCTCCGGGATCGTCTCTTTTGCATAGAACAGCCGGACGCCGCAGCGCTTCAATTTGTATTTATACATAGCCGAGTCGTACCTGTTCCGGGCGAAACGATCCGTTTTCCAGCAGATCACCGCCTCGAACACGCCGCGCTCAGAGTCGCGCAACATGCGCTGGAAGTCTGGCCGTTTGTCAGTCCGGCCGGTGAGGGCCTTGTCTACATACTCGCCCACGACGGTGAAGCCGTTCCTCCGGGCGAACTCGTGACACTCGCGCAGCTGGCCCTCTATGCTTTCCTCGCGCTGGCCGCTGCTGGAGTATCGGGCGTAGATCACCGCCCTGATCAGTGGAGCGCTGGCCTGTGTCTTTTTCACTGCCATTATAGAACGGTAGGGCCTGCCTGTGCTGCGGGTGCCTCCGGGATCCCTGCGCGGGCCTTCAACTCCCGGAGGAAGGGATCGAAGCCGATCGGAGGGCCGACCATCTCAAACGAGAGGACGGCAGGCTCGCCACTGCTGGCCGTGTAGTTTATGACAAAATAGTCCTTGTACTCCGTCTTTTGTTTTGTACCTATGCCAGACGCGCCGCCGACGATCGCGCCAAGTGGGCCAAGAAGAACGCCACCCACAACAGCCCGGCCGATCACGGACTTGTCAACCTCCCGGATCTGCGTCTCGTCAACCTTCGCCGCAGCCGTCACCTGATCATAACGCAGGGAGGCCTCGGCTTTTCCGAACATGATCTGCTGGATCTGGATCCTCTCAGGCATGAGGCTGATCCTCACCGTCATGCCTTTTTCGATCGACGGGATCCCGTCAACCATAAGGAATTTATAGGCTTGCGCTGCCTTTTCCCTTTTTGAAAAAATACCCATATTGTGCCACCTTCCTGCCCGCCGCTCTGGCGGGCTTTTTTCTTTTATACGAGATATTGCCACCGGGGAACCGGTGGCAACGTCCCGCACGCCGTGACCTTTACCACTCAACAAAGATCACATTGCCTTCTCTTTTTTGACCACCGGCCGCCTGTTTGCTTTTAGCACCATAAGCGCCGATTGCCTCGCGGCGTCAGTCGCGTGCCTCCAATCCTCCAGCAGCTCCCGCTCGTCGATCGTCAGATCTGGCTCCGGTGGCCGCTCTCCGAAGAACTGGCTGACGCTGGGGACGTGGTAAACCTCGCAGAGCTTCAAGAACATTTCCGCGTCCGGCTGGCCGCGCTCGTTCTCCCATGCGCTCACTGTTTTGCCACTTTTCCCGATTAGCTCTCCGACCTCTCGGACGGTGAGCCCTGCGTTCTCTCTGGCTTCCTTCAAGAGTCTGGCAATTTTGGAACGTGCTCCATTTTGGCTGTCGCCCATGTGATCACCTCCCGTACAAGAATATACCATAGAGAAACGCCGTTTTCAAGATTTTTGCCTACGTTTTTTAGAAATTTTTTGCGAAAACAGCTTGACAAGTCTATGTTTCGTAGGCTATACTGTGACCGTGCCTAAAAAACATAGACAAACACGAAGGGAGCCACCAACATGCTGAGAGAAGAATTTGAAACGAGAACGGGCTTTTACCCCACCGCCACGCTGTATGCGGCAATCGAGAAGCACTACATGGAGTTCGACGGCGACAAGGACGCCTTCTGCAAAGCCTACAAAAAGAACGCGGACGGACTCGCCGAGAAGATCCAGCACGAGGCTGACATGAGCTGCTTCAAAGCTCAGACGCAGCAGGCCGCAGAAATCGCCAGCAGGGACGCCGCGATCGAGGCTCTGAAAAAACAGCTGGAGCGCGAGCAGGAATGGAGGCCGCACGAGGACACCGACAACGTGCAGCAGGCCGACTACGACAAGCTGAGAGAAGCAGGCGGCACCCATGAAATGAGCGACGAAGAAGCCAAGAACCTGCTCTACGACTGGTACGGCTTCGCCCGCGAGAAGATCAAGATCCTGCGCACCGTCCCCGCCTACGAGGTGAACAGACACCGGCAGCTCAGGAAGGTGGGCGAGAAGGATCGCCGCCCGCTCTACAACGCAACCGACTGGAATTATATCCGCTTCGACTGCGGGTGCATGAGCTACGAGCTTTACAACGACAACCTGCGGCCCTTCCTCCACTAAGGAGGGGCCGACAGTAAGGAGGGACGACATGAAACGCGAGAAATTCACGCCGAAAACGGGAGAAATCTATAAAAACCAAGGCGGCGGGACGTTCCGCTGCATAAGATCCGGACACAGGATCGGAGAAGCCACCATGCAGAACGTGGAGAGCGGCTGGACACTCGAAGCTCACGGCTGCGGGCTCTATGAGGACGGGACAATGGACTGGGACTACTCCACCGGCGGCCGTTTTGAATAATAGCCGAAACGCTCCGAACCGGAGCGTCTGCCGGAACTGGCCCACCGGCACCGACGAGGCAGGCCACACCCAAAGAAAGGAGGGCAAACATGAACACAGTCATGGAAGTGATCAACGACAGGATCCGAGCGCGCGGCGTGACGCTCGTGTTCGTCAGTAAGCAGGCGAACATGAAGCCCGACCTGCTCAGCAAGACGCTGGCGGGCCACCGCAAAATGAAGGCCGACGAGTTCGTCAGCTTATGCCAAGTCCTCGATCTGACTCTGGAGGACTTCAAGACGCCCCAGCAGGCCGCACAATAACTACCGCACGAACAAAAGGAGGTGACCGCATGAAGTACAGAACATGCCCGCTCTGCGGCTGCAATATCGACTACGGCGAGCGCTGCACATGCCAAGACGAGCGCGACGAGGCCAAAAAGGCCGAGCAGAACGCTGGCGAGTACGCAGACGCGCCAACGCTCAAAGAGCAGCAACCTGAGCCGGTGATCATGCCCGGCGCATGAGCGGCCCACGCTACGAAGTCTGCAAAGAGTGCGGGCTCTCGTGGAACGTCAGCAAGCAACTGGAGATCCCATGGTACGGGTACCGCTGCCCGTACTGCCGTAGCAAATACAAGGAGGTGCACAGAGGTGAAAACAGTCAAGAGCAGAACGCCGGAGGCCGTGGCCGTCGAGTTCGGCGAGATACCGGCCCACACGAGTGACACCATGTGCCGGATCCTGATCAGCTGCGTGGATCGTCTTTTCCAAGATCCGGCCGTAAAGGCTGACTATAAACGCTGGCAGCAGGAACGCCAGCAGAAAGCGAAAGGAGCAACAACATGAGAAACGAGGTTTTATTAGACGCGAAGGGCCGCCCGGACATTATGGTGGCATTTACACCGGACGAGCTGGGCCTGCCCTCCAAGCTACGCGGCAAGGCCGTGAAAGAGTATCTGATCAGCAAGTACCCCAACACCCTGATCGACGGCGTGCCGTACTCTCTCCCCTTCCAGAAGCCCGCCACCGGCGTGAACCACGACGAGGCGATCACGCTCTGCCAGAGCAAGGGGCCGGGCTGGCACCTTCTCACGAACGACGAGTGGGCGGCACTGGCCCGTCAGAGCTGGGAGAACGACACGATCCCGACCGGCAACACCGGAGGCGGCCGCAGCCACTCGCACCCAGAGCAGACCGGCACTACATACGACGGCAGCGGCAGGACGCTGGCAGGCTCCGGCCCGATCCAGTGGAACCACGACCGCACGGCAGAGGGCGTGGCCGATCTCGTCGGCAACGTCTGGGAGCACGTCGGCGGGATCCGCTTCCTCGACGGACAGGTGCAGGTGATCCCGGACAACGGAGCGGCAGCAGGCGCGGATCAGTCCGAAGGATCCCCTGAGTGGCAGGCAATCTACACGGCCGACGGCGATCCAATCTACTACAACCCGAAGGACGGCGGCATAAAGCTGGAGCCTATGGCAGCAACCGAGAAGAACTACGACGGCGTGCCATTCACCGATCTGGAGGAAAACAGCCTCGACGTGCCGGACAAGCTGATCGAGCTCGGCCTCTATCCTCCACAGGGATATGAAGGCAGCGACTACTTCTGGGTAGACAACGACGGCGAGCGCTGCGTGTATCGCGGGGGCATCTGGGGCAACGGCACGATCGCTGGCCTGTTCTCACTCGACGGCAACTATGGCCGCTCCCACGCGGGCGCGTACCTCGGCTTCCGCTCCGCTTTTGTCCGGTACTCTGGCGACTCTGGCGATCTGGACAATCTGGACACAGACACCACCGATCAGCAGCATGAGCCGAAGCACCGCAGCATTGTGGCTCCTGACTTCCTCGGCAGGATCAGACAAGCGATCGCCCGCCAGCTCCAGAAGCTCTACGAGGCAGCAGGTGGCGAGGATCCGCAGGACTTCGCCCGCATGGCCGATGAGGCGACAGGCGAACAGCTCCAGAAGGCTGCCGCCCTCTCGCTCACGCTGGCGCAGGTGAACGCGGCCGTGGGCTCATACGAGGCAATCAGCAGGCAGATCAAGCTCGCGGCCACAACTTCGATCACGATCAAGGAGGTGCCCGACCATGAATAACCTCCGCGAAGTATTCCAGAAATATGCGGCCGTCGTATTTTTCGACACTGAGACGAGCGGCCTCGACGCAGACAACGATCAGATCATAGAGCTGGCAGCAATCAGGATCGAGCAGACCGAGAACGGCACCCTGCGCATGGCTGGGAGCATGGACGACTTCATAAGGCTGCCGGAGGGCGAAAAGCTCCCGGAGAAGATCGTAAACCTGACCGGGATCACCGACGAGCTGCTGGAGAAGGAAGGCCTCGACGAGAACGACGCCGTGTACGACTTCGAGGAACTGATCAGCGACGCGGCCGGGCCGGTGCTGCTGGCAGCACACAACGCCCAGTTTGATCTTCAATTCGTCGGCACAATGGCCGACAGATACGCGCAGCCATGCAGTGACTATCTGCTGCGGGCCGACTACCTCGACACCCTGACAGTGTACAAAGACCGGAGGGCCTACCCTCACAAGCTCGCGAACGCGATCGTGGCGTACAAGCTCCAAGACAAGGTGAAGAACTCGCACCGAGCGATCGACGACGTGGCCGCACTGTTCGAGGTATGCAAGGCCATGGACGACGAGCGGGCCGACCTACTCACCTATGTGAACGTGTTCGGCTATAACCCGAAATACGGCGTCAGCGGCCGCAGGCTCAGCAAGGTGAGCTACTGGCCGCAGCGTTTCAACAATTACATGCAGGCCCCAGCCTACACTCTCCCAGCTCTGAACAAAAGGAGGTAACCCATGAGCACAAATACCGCGTACCGCTACGCGCAGAAAAAAGAGAGCCACCGCCCGGCGCAATCGGGCGGCAGCTCAAAGGTGGCACAATTTCCACGAGGCACGAGGAAAAAGCGCAGAACAATTATACACCGGATCGTCCGCTTCGTCAAAGTCTGGCGGCGTCTGATCGCCCTCGCGGCTGCGGTGATCCTGATAGTCCTATCACTGGTGCTGATCGTCAATGCGGTGATCGGGCGCCATGCGCGAGAGGCCGAGGCTCTGGATCAGGTGCCGGAGGACACTCTGGTGGAAGCACAGGCAGCGGCTCCGGTGGATCTGTTCTATGCAACAGACCGCTTCGGAGACGGCGAAGCCTGCGCGATCAACTGGGAGCACCTGACAAACGCATGGGCCGCCGAGGCTGGCTTCGAGAAGCGCTACGAGCTGACCGACGAGGAACGCCTGATCGTCTGCCAAGTCGTGCAGGCTGAGGCAGGCGGCGAGCCATACGCGGGCAAGGTGGCCGTGGCCCAGTGCATACTCCAAGCATGTGAGGACGACGGGATCCGGCCGGACGTGGCCGTCAGGAAGTACGGCTACTCCAAAAACCGCCCGGAACCTTCGCAGGAAGCACTCGACGCGGTGCAGGACGTGTTCGACTTCGGGCACGTCGCCACAACGGAGCCGATCAAATACTTCTACGCACCAGACCGCACGACGAGCAGCTGGCACGAGACGCAGATCTATGTAATGACCATAAACGGCCACCGCTTTTTCAAGGAGGCCACAGAATGAACGAGAACATGAAAAGCCCGGTGCAGCTCATGGCTGACCTGCTGGGCGAAATGACACAGAGGGCCCTCGACGCTGAGAGGGAAAGAGACGAGGCCAGCCGGAGTTCGGACGAGTGGTACCAGAACTGGCAGCGCAAAGACGCTGAGCTCAAAGAGGCACAGGCCAAGCTCTCGGCAGAGATCGAGGAACACCAGAGAACCCGCGACAGGCTCCGGGAGGCTCTGGAAAATAAAGCGAAAGGAGCGCAAGAGAATGGGTAAAGCAATCACGAAGGCGAAAGAGATCGCCAAAGAGAACACCGAGGTGGCCGCAGAAAATACCGGGGCCCCTCTTGAAAATGAGCAGGCAGCAGCACAGCCGGAGACTCCCGCTGCCTCACTTGACTGGCTGGAGGGCGCGGATCTCTCGGCCTACTACGAGGACGAGCCGGAGGCTCAGGACGCCGCACCGGCACCGTGGAGGATCGCGGACGACGGCGCAGCCGACTGGGCCGTCCGAAAGATCGCAGAGGAACGCGCGGAGCTCGCCCGGATCCGTGAGCTGGCCGAGGCTGAGATCGGGAGGATCGAGGCGAAGCTGGCTGCAGCAGAAAAACGCTGCGAAAACGGCACCCGCTTTTTGACGGCGAAGCTCGCCGAGTATTTCAGCACAGTGCCGCACAAGGCCACCAAGACCAAAGAGAGCTACCGCCTGCTGAGTGGCACCCTGACAATGAAGATCGGCGGCACTCAGATGAAGCAGGACGACGAGGCCCTTCTGGCCTTCCTGAAACAGTCCGGGAACGACGACATGATCCAGATCACCGAGAAGCCTCGCTGGGGTGAGTACAAGAAGCGCCTCCAGATCGTCGGTGGCTCAGTGGTGGACTCCCAGACCGGCGAGATCGTCGAAGGCGTGACCGTGATCGAGAAGCCGAACACCTTCTCGGTGGACGTGTAAGGAGGTAGACCATGGCAGCAGGAACGACAACGAAGGCCACGGCCGCCGACAAGGCCGACAAACCGCAGGCACCGCTCACGCTCCAGCAGAAGTTCGTCGAGCTGAGAAAAGCGGTACCGGCAATCACCCAGAAGCAGCACAGCGACGGCGTGAAGTACAAGTTCGCGAAGATCTTCGACGTGTACGAACTACTCACCCCGGCCATGAATGAGCACGGCGTCAACTTCGACATTATCGCCGAGAAGGCCACCCGCCACGCTGAGAACGGGGATCCCGTGTACTACTCCAACTTCACACAGCACACCCGGAGCGGCGACCGCCTCGTCTGGGTATATGAGGCAGACATGACGATCCGCTGGACGAACGCCGACAACCCGGAGGACATGCTGGAGGTAACGCTCCACGCGATCGGCACCAACGACGGAGGCCCAGACAAGGCCAAAGGCTCAGCGATCACCTACTGCCTGAAATACTACCTTTTCGAGAAGTTCGGGATCGACCAAGGCGACGACGATCCAGACAATCAGGATCACACCAGTGAGCGAGCACCCGGCCAGAACGAGCCACAGACGCGCACAGCGCCTCAGAACGCTGCCGGGGGTAGAAATACCCAGCCACCGGCCCAAACGAGCCAGACGGGGCGCTCAGGAGCCGCACGGCCCCTATCAGACGCTCAGCTCACCCGCATGTATCGCAAGGGAGAGGCTGCGGGCATGACGCAGGAAGCCGTCAACGCCAAGATCGTGCAGCAGTACGGACAGCAGGATCCGCACAACCTCACCCGCCAGCAATATGACGAAATCTGCGGCCAGCTCGACGCTGCCGCACAGAATGGAGGACAGAACAATGCTTAACAGTGTGCACCTTCTGGGCCGACTGGCTCAGGAACCGGAAATCAGATACACGCAAGGCGGCACAGCCGTGGCGAGCTTCGACCTCGCCGTGCAGGTGCCGAGCCGCGACAAGAACAACCCCAACCCGCCGGAGTACATACCGATCGTGTGCTGGGCCGATCAGGCCGAGTTCGTCGGCCGCTATCTCACCAAAGGCCGCCAGATCGTCGTAGACGGACGCCTCACCACGAGGAAATGGGAGGACAAGAACGGCGCGAAGCGCAAAGACGTGGAGGTGACGGCTGGCCGGATCTACTTCGCGGACAGCAACCACAGCGACAACGGCGGGAATTAAAAAAGACCACAGAACGACCGCCGGACAGACCGAAGAAAAGCCTCGGCCACTGTCCGGCACAACCGAAAAGCAACCGAAAGGAGGTGCGCACAATGGCATGGATCCAAGTCCACCAGACACTAAAAGATCACAGAAAAGTGCTGGCAGCCGCCGACGAGCTGGACATAGAACCGGCCCACATGCTCGGCCTGCTGATCTCGTTCTGGCTCTGGGCGCTCGACAATGCACCGACGGGCTCTCTCGCCGGGATCAGCCCGCGCATGATCGCCAGAGCTGCGCAGTATAACGAGGATCCCGGCAAGTTCGTGGACACCCTCAAAGACGTGGGCCTGTTGGATACCGATCAGGCGGGCAATCTGGAGCTCCACGACTGGTACGAGTACACCGGAAAGCTCATAGATCAGCGGGAAGCCGAGAAACTTCGCTCCAGACGACGCCGCGCAGCTGCCGCAGAGGCGCAACCGCCGACAGACCGACGGGCGACCGCCGGACAGTCTGCGGACGGAACGCAGGACAACCGCGAAAAAGCCGCAGGCAGAGTAGACCAGAGTAGACAAGACAAGACAAGACTAAACCAGAGTAGACAAGAGAAGGAAGGTGAAACTGCTAACGCAGCGGCACCGGCAGCCGATCCCGTCCCGTACTCCGAGATCGTGGATCTCTATCACTCGATCTGCCTCAGCTATCCACGGCTCAGGAATACGAGCAAGAAGCGCAAGCAGGCGATCGCAGCACGCTGGAAGGAATACGGGCAGAACCTCGAAACATTCCGCGAGCTATTCGAGAGAGCCGAGGCCTCGTCCTTCCTGAAAGGCAAAAACGGCCGGAACTGGGCGGCAGACTTCAACTGGCTACTGAACAGTGAAAACATGGCGAAGGTGCTCGAAGGGAAATACGACGAGCAGCGCCCAACTCAGGCAGCGCCGCAGGGCAACGGGAAGGGCTTCAACACCATGGACGTGCTCGCGGATATTATCGCAGCCGAGGAAGGCGGTGTGGTGTATGACGAGAGCTGACGCTGCAAAGCTGGTGGCGATCGTCGTCACCGCCTATCCGAACTATGACAAGTTCAGGGATCCGAAGGCTGTCGAGGCCACCGTCAACCTCTGGGCGCTAATGTTTGAAAGCGATCCGGGGGCGATCGTCGGGCTGGCAGTCAAGAAACACATAGCCACGAGCAAGTGGCCGCCGAGCGTGGCCGAGATCCGGGAGCTCATGCTGGAGGCCCAGCGGCCGGATCTCATACCGCCGGATCAGGCGTGGGCTGCTGTCTCTGACCTCATGTATCAGGTGGGCGAGCATAACCATGGCGACCTACACCAACAGCTCCCGCCGCTCATAGCTCGCGCAGTCGAAACGATCGGCTACACCGCACTTTATGAAATGCACCGGGCCGCCTATATCGGAGGTAAAGCTGGCATGGATCGCGTGGCCTTCATGCAGCAGTACACGCCCATGTATGAGCGGGAAAAATCCAACGCCATGACGCCAAAGGCGATCGGCGAAGGAATAGGCACGGCGCTGGCAGCTCTGCCGGACGGCGGCCAAAAGCTCATAGCAGACCGGGAGGCCGGGCGCAGGGCCAAGGACGAGGAATACAGACGCATGGCCGAGCTATCACGCGAGCGCATGAGGCTGACCGAGGAACGGCTGGAGCAGGAACGACAAGAGAAGCACGAGGAATGGCTGCGCAGGCGCGAGGAAGCCGGGGATCTGGACGAGTTCAGAGCTGATCCGGTGGCCTTTACGCTCAGGCAGCTGGAAGAACGAACGAAAGGAGCGACAACATGAGAAACAAATTTGTTTATATATGCTCGCCCTGCCGGGGCGACTACGAAAAGAATATACAGAAGGCGCAGGGCTACTGCCGCGAGGCCATGGAAAAATGGCCGGACGTGCTGCCGATCGCGCCGCACGTCTACTTCACGCAGTTTTTGGACGACGAAAACGAGACAGAACGCGAAATCGGCATGGCTGCCGGTATCGCCCTTCTGGACAAGTGCGACGAGCTCTGGGTGTATGGCATAGAAACGCCGAGCGCTGGCATGGCCTCCGAGATCGCCTACGCCAAAGCACACGGGATCCCGATCCGGGACGCTGCGGAGCTCTACCGTAAAGGGCGCGAGCCTGAGCCTGAAATACTCGGTGACGTCACCATAAAGCTGCCGGGAGAAATCACAGGCATAAACGGAGTGGAAGCCCGCGTGGATCACACTGTCCAGATCGAGGGCGAGCTGATCGTCCAGCTGGCGCAGCAGCTCAGAAGGTACCGGGGCCACGATCTCACCGTAGACGCTGATCAGCCGGAGGCAGATCAATGAGCTGGGACTGCATACCGGGAAAAAATGCAGAGGGCTACCCGGATCCAACAGCAGCGACCGCTCTCTCTCGCGTCCAGAGAAGCCAGCGAGGCCTCCAAAGTAAACGGGCCGGGGAACACTTCGAGGAAATGATCGCCGCGAGCCTGCGCTGGTATCAGGACAGGGGCGTGGCCTTCGTGGAGAAAACGCCGGAGCCCATGAGGCCGCTCAGGGCACCGAACCGGCAAGGCCAGTTCCTTGCCTGCTATATCAAAGCAGGCCAACCGGACTTCAAGGGCACCCTCGCCGGAGGCCGGGCCGTAGTATTCGAGGCGAAGCACACGGACGGCGACCGGATCGAGTATAGCCGACTGACCGACGAGCAGATCCAGAGCCTCACCGAGCACGACAAGCTCGGAGCTGCTGCCTTCATCATGGTGAGCTTCGGCCTGCAAGACTTCTACCGGATCCCGTGGCCGGTATGGCGGGACATGAAGGCCACCTACGGCCGCAAGCACATAAAACAGCCAGAGCTCGAACCCTACCGCGTGCAGTACATAGCCGGAGTGCTCAAACTGCTGGAGGGCGTAGAACTGACATACGGGCCGGACGAGCCCGACGAAACGAAAGGAGCAAACACATGAACGACGCACTATTCAGCAGCAAGGACATGAACTGGTGCACGCCGGTGGACTTTTTCGAGGGGCTGGATCGTGAGTTCCACTTCGAGCTCGATCCCGCAGCCACGGACAAGAGCGCCAAGTGCCCGAAATACTTCACCCCGGCCGACAACGGGCTGGATCAATCATGGGGGGGGGTACCGCGTATTCTGCAACCCGCCCTACGGCCGACAGATCGCCGAGTGGGTGCGCAAGGGCTACGAGGAAGGGCAAAAGCCCGGCACGCTCGTGGCTATGCTCATTCCTGCGCGAACTGACACGCAATACTGGCACGACTACGTTCTCAACGGGAAGGCCGACGAGGTGCGCTTTATACGCGGCCGCCTGAAATTCACCGACGAGGACGGCAAGGCCAAGGACACGGCACCGTTCCCCTCTGCTCTCGTAATCTGGAGGGGGCCGGACATGACCAAGAAGCCGACGGCCTGCACGACAATGTAAAGGAGGACAACACAATGGCAATATATCTCGGAAACCTGACAACCGAACAGATCGCGAAGCGCCTCGGCATTGAGCTGACGCCAGAAGAAAAGGCCGAGCTCGACAGCTTCCACGAGGACACCACCGATAAGGTGCACAACCGCTTCTGTTGGCACTGCTACGACATACCCTTCGTGATCGCCTGCGGGAACTACGAGGCAGCCGTGAGGGTACGCGACATATTCCAGAAGTACGAGGCCGACATGAACGGCCAGCTCCAGATCTCAGGCGACTGGGACGGCAGCCCGGAGCCGGACAAGGCCTCAGCCATGAAGCAGAAGCTCTACACCGAGGCGCTGACGGTATCACGGCGCATAGACAAGAAAGACGGAAACCTCGACGCCCTGAACGGGGCGTGGCAGGCTCTCACAACTGTGATCGACGGCTGCGGCCTTCTCTCCGACTTCAACCTCTGGAGGGATCGGAAATTCAGAGAGCAGCAGCTCAGCAAAGCATAG